GGGAATGCAGCCGGGAATGCAGCCGGGAATGCAGCCGGGAATGCAGCCGGGAATGCAGCCGGGATACATGCCAGCGCCAGCACCTGACTTTGTGCAAAATGCTGGAATGCCCGGCAACCCCGGCATGATGCAGCCGGGTCAGCCGGGCATGATGCAGCCGGGTCAGCCGGGCATGATGCCGGGCGGTATGCCCCCGCGATAATCGCGCCGGGACAGGAGCTTGCAAACAATGCGGGAGGCATAGCCGCCTCCCGCTAAGTTCCGGCATATGCATTACTTGCGAGCTTGACGATTTAATACCATTTTAAGGTGAGAGAAATGAAAACTTTTTATCGCATTGCGGCGGTTGTCGCCATCGGCTCGCTTGTGGCAGCATGCGCAACGCCGAAGATCACCATGACGAATACCCGGACAGGCGAGACGGCCGAATGCGGCGGCAACGTTGGCGCGTCCGTCATGTTCGGCGCAATGGGTTACATTGTGCAGCGCCAGATTGACAAAACATGCGTGAATGATCACGCTGCGAACGGTTTTGATAAGCGTGTTGTCACATTGGAGGATTGATTGACATTCTCGCTCGAAAACGCGTGTTGCTATGATATCGAAACGCTTCCGAATGTGTTCACCATACATTCGGAAGCGTTAAATTCGTCTGCATCCAGCACATGGGAAATTAGCGTTTATCGAGACGACAGACGGCAGCTTTTTGAATGGTTTAATTGGCTGCATGGTGGCCAAATTCCGATGATCGGCTTTAACAGCATTCATTTTGATTATCCGGTAATTCACGAATTATTCAACAATCCGCAAATGACCATTGCGCAAATTTACGAAAAAGCGATGGCGATTATTCGCGGCGGCGATAGATTTGCGCACACCGTATGGGAGCGCGACAGGTTCGCACCGCAGATCGACCTTTTTAAGATAAACCATTTCGACAACAAAGCCAAAACGACAAGTTTGAAAGCGCTGCAAATCAACATGCGCGCCGAAACCGTAATCGATAGTCCTGTTGAATTCGGGACAGACTTGACCTTTGATCAAGTCAACCGCGATTTGATCCCTTACAATATCAGCGACGTGAAGAAAACGAAAATGTTTGCGCGTCATTGTATGGACGCGATCAATTTTCGCATTGGTCTACTCGATCAATTCGGGCTTGAAGTGTTGAATTACAATGACACGAAAATTGGCGAGGAAATCCTAGTCAAGCGACTTGGCGAAGAAATTTGCTTTGACCGGACGCCACGGTATGAAGGCGATAATTACGGCCGCAAGACGAAGCGCCAGACGATCCGAACCAAGATCGTGCTAAACGACATCATTTTTCCATATATCTCTTTTCAGCAACCGGAATTCAATCGCGTCCTAAACTATCTGCGACAGCAGGTTTTGACGCCGAAGGATATCGAGGAATTCGAGCGCGAGAGCGCCAGCGAAACGCCGACGATTGAGACGAAAGGCGTGTTCAAGGGCCTGAAAGCCAACGTTGGCGGGATTGATTTCAAATTCGGAACAGGCGGCATTCACGGAAGTGTCACCGCGCAACGCATCATCGCGACCGATGAATGGCTAATTCGCGACATTGACGTTGCGAGCCTGTATCCGTCCATCGGCATTGTCAACAGGCTCGCGCCGGCTCACCTTGGGCAAAAGTTCGTCGAGGAATATGCGCGTTTGCCGGCCGAACGCAAAGAGTGGCAGAAAAAGAAAGGAAAGAAATGCGTTGAAGCAAACGCATTGAAACTTGCCGGGAACGGATCATACGGAAAAACGAACAGTAAATTTAGTGTTCTTTATGATCCGCAATACACCATGACAATCACAATCAACGGGCAGTTGATGCTTTGCATGTTGCATGAATGGTTGATGACCGTCCCGACGTATCAAATAATCCAAATCAATACGGACGGCATTACATATCGTCTACATCGCGATTATCTCGATCAAGCCAAAGCGATTGAAACGCAATGGCAAAAACTCACTTGCTTGACACTTGAAGATAACAATTATCGTCGAATGTTCATCCGCGACGTGAATAGCTACATTGCCGAGAGCATGGACGGAAGCATTAAGCTCAAAGGCGCATATTGGTCGCCTGATCCGCTCCGGTATGCCGAGAGCATCAGCGAAGCGCAGCCGCCCGCGTGGCACAAAGACCTTGGCAACGTTGTCAGCATCCGCGCCGCCGTGGCCGCAATGGTGCATGGCGTCGAGCCCGAAGCGTTCATTCGTCTATGCGGCGATCCGTTCGATTTCATGTGCCGTGTTAAGGCGGATCGATCTTCGCACCTGTTGCACGGTGGCGCGCCAGTCCAGAACACGACGCGTTATTACGTCGCCCGACAAGGCGCGCCGCTGATCAAGGTAAGCCCGCCGAAGGGTCCAGAGGGAGCTTACAAGCGCAAGAACGGCCTAAGCGATAGGGAATACAACGCCATTGCCGCGACCGTGCCAGCCGGGACGCACGACGAACGCATTCATACGCAAAACAAAAGCGTTTATGAAAAACGAGAAACAAATGTGCAAGCGGGATGGAACGTTGCAATTTGCAATGATGCTCGCAATTTTTCATTTGACAACGTGAATTATGAGTTTTACATTCAAGAGGCTAACAAGCTGATCATAGCTTGAAAGCGCAATGTGAGGTTGATTGAAGCGAAATCAAGGGAAAGCAGACGCGCCTTCATGGCGGACGAACAAAGTAGCGACAAAACGGGCGAATTGAGTAGCCGACCTAGAACGGTCTAGCGAAATTATTAGTCGGGTTCATGAGGAATTAAGCCGCGAGCCATTGAAAAAGGGCGCTAGTAGGATTGCGAACGCGCGATATGGTGACGAACTGCTAAACGAATTGACTAGCGACGGCTTAAACCGTTAAATCAACTTCACATTGCAAACCGCTTTTGATTGAGGGAGTTGCGAACCATGAAGGTCACAACATACAAAACGAAAATCGTTCTTCGCGGCGAAGACGGTATGACCGAACATGCGCAAGGCATGATCGAAGCGGGAAAATTTTCCAATATCAAGCTTGTGGAACGCAACGGTTGCGTTTACTCTTTCACCACGTTTCGCATGGAAAAAGGCATTCTCACGATGTTTTTCGATATGTGCAACACCCCTGTTCACATTGACGAGTTTTGAGCCATGGCCGACGACAATCGCCCGGAATGGGAATTTGAAATTCCGATGGAAAGATTTAGAATGCTTTGCCATTGTGTCACCGCTATTCGCCATCAATGGAGAATGACGGGAAACGACACGTCCGAAAATTGGATTGAAATTTGTCTTGATCGTTCGGGCAGTTGGAAACGGCTTCCGCTGCATGCGATGAAATTCATTCAATTCAACGCCAATCATCACAATTCGCTGTTTTCCTTGACGTATCAAGGCGAAATGGCGCGCAAACGCATGGGCGAAATCGACGCATGGGAAAAGAAACATGCCGCCGAGCGCGCCGCATATGAGCGCTTGAAAAGGAAATTCGAGCCATGACAACGCATGTAATGCTTGATCTCGAAACGTGGGGATTAAAGCCCGGTTGCGACATTCGCAGCGTCGGCGCGGTTGTGTTCGATCCGATTGCCGGTCATGTCGCCATACCGGACGGCGACAACGCGGAATTGCAATTTTACATCGCGACGAATAATCCCGAAATTACGGATGAACACATTCTTGCGGCTGGTGAATATAATCTGGATACGGAAAGCGGACGTTATTGCAAATACCCGCTCAAACGCGATGCCGGAACCGTCAAATATTGGAACGATCAGAGCGCCGAAGCGCAGGCGGCATTCGCCAACCCGGTTGACTTGCGCGATGCTTGCATTAAATTTGCGTTATGGCTGGAAAGCGTCAACGGCGAAGAACCGCGAACTGGCGAATATCCTGACTACATAAGCCCGCATGTCAAAGTTTGGTCGAATGGTCCGCATTTCGATATCGTCATTCTTGCCGCTGTTTACGAAGCGGTTGGCTTGCCGGTGCCATGGCACTATCGAGCGCCGCGCGACATGCGGACGATCACCGATGCAGCCGGCATGAGCCGCGAAGAATTTTGCAACTATGGCGTGGCGCACAACTCGCTTGACGACAGCGTTGCCCAAGCCATGACTGTTTGCGAGGCTTACAAGCGTTTGGGGTTGCAGCGATGAAACTGCCGTTCTTTGAGGCGTCGATACCGGAACGCATCACCGCAAGCGCTCGCGAAATTCTCGACACGCGCCCGCGTTGTCCATACTGCACCGCAGCGGACGGAAGCGCGATCAGAACAGGATTGCCGGGCAACGCTTGCGAAAATTGCATGAACACCGGATATTTAGATCAATGCCCGGTTTGCGGCGGCGATTGTGCGGGCGCTAATCCGCCTGTCTATAACTGCCCGATGCGCGGCGACAAATGAAACGTTGCGCGCAAATGCCGAACAATAGCGAATATTCGCTTTGTGGTGACGCATGGGACGCGCCCGACACTGAATGCGACGTTGAACCGTTTCGTTTCGTCGAGCGCGGCGAAACTGTCACATGCTCTAAATGTCGTGAAATAATCGACAAAATCAAACAAAGTTTTCCGAAGGGATACAAGCTGAAATGAGATACATGCATGAACGCCAGAAAAGCAAAGTCGGTGCAGTCATCGGCCTTGTCGGCTATCTCGGAAGCGGCAAGACCACGATTGCCGATAAGGCGTGCAATAACTCGCCGTTGCTCTCGATCCGGTTCGGGCTGTCCGATCCAATCATTGACATGCTGTCAGCAATGGGAGTTCCGTGCAACATTGTCCGCGATAAGGCACGATGGGATGAACCGTTGCCGATCCTTGGCGGCAAAACGCTTCGCCACGCCGCTCGGACGCTTGGCACGCAATGGGGAAGGCGTTACATTGATCAAGACGTATGGACGCGCATTGCACTCGAAAAAGCCAAGGCGTGGAGCGAGCGCGGTTGGCTTGTCATCATTGACAATGTGCGTTTCATTTCTGAATTTCGCAACATGGTCGCGCTTAACGCAACAATGATTGCCGTTAAGCGCCCCGGCTTGAAAATTGATTTATCGCACGAAAGCGAACAGGAAATTGAAGGGCTGCAAGCAATGTGTGACAAAATCATTATGAACGATGACGGGCGTTTGAAAACATCGGTCGCGCGTTTGAATGAAATCATGCTTGACGCCTCTCGCTAGATATGCCAAAACAGTTCCCGGCAATCCCGCCACGGAACGAATGACATGCCCGGCTTTTTCGATCATCTGGAAGATGACAACTTTGCAAAGGCGTCCGTTAAAGAAACGACACCGGAGCAAATGCGCGAGCGCGCTTCCATCGTCAACGGCGGCGAAACCGGCTATGAGCAAATCAAATGCGTTAAGTGCGGCGGTCGCGGTTCCCGGACATACGGCTACGTCAACATTCGCAGCTATCCTTGCGGCATTTGCAAAGGCACCGGAAAAGTAACGGCTCGCCGTCTCGCGAATGTCGAGCGCTTCAAGAAAGCCGAAGCGACACGCGAACACAACGCCCGCATTGCTCGCATGTCGTTCCAAGAGGAAAACGACAAGCTGTTGCGCTTCCTCAGCAATGCATCGGAATGGTCGAGCTTCGCCGCTTCGCTCATGGAAAGCTTTTCGCAGCGTGGCAATCTCTCGGAAAAGCAACTTGCAGCCGGTCAATCCATGATGGATAAGGCCGAAGCTCGCAAGATCGAGAAAGCCGCCGAAGCGCAAAACGGTCCTAAGCTCGACGTGTCGGCAATTGAGAAGCTGTTT